GACTATGGCTACGCCGTCGCGGGCACCAAGCTATATCGCGTCGATACGGACTGGACTTACCACGAACTCGGCACAGTAGCCGGCGCAGGCCCGGTCAACATGGTCGATAACGGCACGCAGCTATTCATCGCTGCGGGCGCTAACGGCTACATCTACAACAACACCAACGTAACGCTGAGCTGCAACACGACCAACGGTTCGCCCACTGTTACGACCGCTGACACATCTCTTATATGGGTCGGCCTTCCTGTCACGGGCTCGGGCATTCCGGCCAGCACGACGGTCTCCAGTATTACGGACGGAACGACTTTTGTTCTGTCGGCCAACGCTACGGCTACGGCTACGGTCGATTTGACGTTCTTGCCGCTGTTTAGCGACATCACAGACCCTGATTTTCCGGGCGCGATTGGCGTCGGATTTATCGACGGCTATTTCGTATTCAACGAACCGAACAGCCAAAAATTCTGGGTCACCGCGCCCTATAACGGCCTGTCCATCGACGCGCTGGACTTCGCCAGCGCGGAAGGCTCGCCGGACAATCTGGTCACGCTGATTGTCGACCACCGCGAGATCTGGCTGTTTGGCGTCAACACCGTCGAAGTCTGGTATAACGCCGGCACGCCTGACTTTCCGCTCGCGCGTATTCAGGGTGCGTTTAATGAAATAGGTTGCCTCGCCGCCTATTCGGTCGCCAAACTCGACAATGGTCTGTTCTGGCTCGGGCGCGACGCGCGCGGTAACGGTATCGTCTACAGGTCCAAAGGTTACTCGGGCGAGCGCGTCTCGACGCACGCGGTCGAGTGGCAGATCCAGCAATACACCACGCTTAACGACGCCGTGGCCTACACCTACCAGCAGGACGGCCACAGCTTCTACGTTTTGAACTTCCCCACGGCTAATACGACGTGGGTCTATGACGTGGCGACCGGCGTCTGGCATGAGCGCGCCGGGTGGGAAAACAACAACTTCACGCGTCATCGCGGCAACTGCCAGATGAACTACAACAACGAAATCGTCATCGGCGATTATGTCGGTGGCGGTTTGTTTGCTTATGACTCAACCGTCTACACCGAAGCGGGCTCTATCCAGAAGTGGCTGCGGTCGTGGCGCGCTCTGCCTACGGGCCAGAATGATCTGAAGCGCACGACGCAACATAGCCTGCAACTTGACTGCGAGACGGGCGTAGGTCTCACAGGCGACGACTATCAATATCTTGACGGCCAACATCTGACCACTGAGTCGGGTGATTGGCTGTTGACCGAGAACGGCGATTACATAGTGACGCAAAGCGCGCCTCTGGCTCCGGGCGTCAATCCGCAGGTCATGCTGCGCTGGTCGGATGACGGTGGTCATACATGGTCAAACGAGCATTGGAAGTCGATGGGCCGCGTCGGGCAATACGGCTACCGAACCATCTGGCGGCGGCTTGGCATGACTTTGAAAATCCGCGACCGCGTGTATGAGGTGTCAGGGACCGATCCGGTCAAGATCGCGATCATGGGCGCTGAACTTATATTGAGCCCAACGAATGCCTGATATTGCGAACAATACACAGATCCCGGCGGCGCGTGTTCCGATATGGGATAAGCTGACTAATTTCGTCACCCGCGAATGGTATAGGTGGTTTTATAACACCTACATCGCGGTCGAGGCTGGCCGGCGATACGGCTCATTTTACAGCACGACGACGTTCACGCCCGCTGCGACAAATACGGCCTACGCGTTGACCTTTGACCAAACATATACACGCGCTGACGGATCCAACGTAGTCTACGGCGTCTATATCGGGACGCCATCGTCGAGAATATATGTAGACAACATAGCTACGTATAATTTTCAGTTTTCGGCGCAACTCAGGCAGACTTCTGGCGGCACGCATAACATTTATATCTGGCCCCGCGTGAACGGCGTCAACGTCGATGACTCCGCCACGCAGATTACGATGAGCAGCGGCGCAAATGCGGCTACTGTCGCCGCGTGGAATTTCGTGCTAAATCTTCAGGCGGGCGATTATTTTGAGCTGATCTATTCGGTTAGCAGCACAAATATTCAAATCCCCTATGTGGCGGCGGCTAGCCCAGTCCCGGCGATCCCTTCGGTCATCCTGACCGTAACCAGTTGTGTAGGTGCATAATGGCTGTCATCACCCCCATACCCAAGACTCAGTTCATCGGTGCTGACGGCGCGCCTCTCGTAGGCGGTAAAGTCTACACTTATCAGGCCGGCACGACGAGCCCGCAGGTCACATATACGGATTCGACCGGATCGGACGCTAACACCAACCCGATCATTCTGGACTCGCGTGGTGAGGCAAATATCTGGCTCGGCGAAGCTACATATAAATTCAAGCTGACTGACGCCAACGATGTCGAGATCTGGACGGTCGACTACATCTCCGCCCCGACGACGGCCGTCTCGCCAGTTCTAACCGGCAACGTCACGATCTCGACCGACTCGTCTGGCCCGGCGCTTAAAATTACCCAGACTGGCACGGGCGACGTCCTGCGCGTGCAGGACAGCGTCGACCCTGACCTTACGCCTTTCGTTATCAATGCGGCCGGTCTGGTCGGGCTCGGGACCGTCGCCCCGGCCGAAGCTCTGGACATAGACAATAACGGGCGCATACAATTTTCAGCTAACGGCACGCCGCGCACGGTCATTTCGGCCGACGCCACCAACTCGACTATAGATGTCCGTGACGCCCGCAACCTTGTCTTGCGTGTTAATAGCGGAAATCGTCTGACGATTGCCAGCACGGGCATGACCACGCTCGCAAATGGCCTGACCGTATCGGCCAGCGGCGCGGCGATCACGGGCAATAGTTCGGTAGCAGGCACGCTTACGGCTACGACATTCTCGGGGGCTTGGGAGAACTTGCCCGCCGGCACCGTCATGCTGTTCGTGCAGACTTCAGCTCCGACCGGTTGGACTAAGTCCACGGCGCATGACAATAAAGCGTTGCGCGTAGTGTCAGGCTCCGCCTCGTCAGGCGGTAGCGTCGCGTTCACGACGGCGTTTGCTTCGCAGGCTGTGACCGGTACGGTCGCCAGTTACACGCTGACGACGGCCGACATTCCGTCGCATAATCATAGCGCCACCAGCACCAGCACCAGCTCTAGCACCAGCTCGGTAACGGATTCTGGTCATACGCACCCATTTACTACTTTTTCTACCGCAGGCTTGGCGGTGCAAGGCGGCGTCGTTGGCATCAACTACATAACGGCGTCAACAGGCGGCACTACTTCCAGCGCTACAACCGGCGTAACGGTAGGAACTACCACCACAACCTCTACTTCTACGTCTATCGGCAACACGGGCGGCGGCGGCGGCCATGCGCACGGCTTCTCCGCGCCGAACATAAACCTCGCCGTTCAGTATGTAGACGTAATCATAGCGACGAAAAACTAATGGAACTCAAAAACGGAACCTTCTGTCCGCTCATCAAAAAAGACTGCGTGCAATTAAAATGCGCGTGGTTTACATTGTTGCGCGGGGTAAATCCCAATACGGGCAAAGAAATAGACGAATGGATATGCGCTATTACGGCCATGCCTATGCTTCAGATTGAAGTGGCGAAGGAAGTCCGTCAGGGCGCAGCCGCGACCGAGTCTTTCCGTAATGAAGTGGTTGCTATATCATCGCAACCCGTCACGCCGCTCATCGGCAGGAGCTAACAATGGACCCTTTCACCTTAGCCCTTCTCGGCAGTTCCGCCGCCAGCGGTCTGGGGTCCGTTCTGGGCGCTCGCGCCTCGGGGCAGGCGTCGCAAGCGCAGTCGCAAGCAGCCACACTGTCGGCGCTCATTCAGGCGCAACAGGCCGAACAGGCTCGTCAGGACATTCTGCGCGGGCAAGGGCAGGCGACCACGGCGCTCCGCGAGGCGCAGGCTCCGACGCTGGAGGCTCTGCGCACGTCTTCGCAGCAGGCGCAGGATATGTTGCGCGGCGGCACAACGGCCGCCTCGGCTGAGCTGGAGGCGGCTCGACGCGCGGCGATTGATCCTCTTCTTCAGGCGCAACAAGCGCAGCAACGCGCATTGATGGGCGGTCAGCGTCAGGGGCTTGGCGCTCTTGGCGGCGCTTTTGGTATGCAAGCCGGCTATCAGCAGCCATATGTGTCGACGGGGGCGGGCGCGCAAAATCAGCTCGCGGCGCTCTATGGCGTTGGCGGCGATGTCAACGCGCCGGGTTACGGCGCGGCTATGCGTCAGCCGACGCTCGAAGAACTTCAGATGGACCCCGGCTATGCGTTCCGCATGGCCGAAGGCCAGCGCGCTATGCAGTCGACGCTTGGCTCATCGGGTATGCGCGGCTCGGGCGCAGCGCTGAAAGCCGCGACGCGATATGGGCAGGAAGCTGGCAGTCAGGAGTATCAGAACGCCTACGCGCGGTTTATGGCGAATCGTCAGGCTGCGCTGTCCGGGCTTCAGGGCCTTGCGGGCTCGGGTCAAGGCGCGGCGAATGTTATGACTCAGGCGGCGGGTAATCTCGGCACGGGCGCGGCGGGGATATTCGGCACAACGGGCGCTAATTTGGCCAACATTTACGGGACGACCGGCCAAAACGTCAGTAATATTCAGTCGGCGACCGGCCAGAACCTTGCCAACCTTCAGGCGCAGCAAGGCACCAATCTGGCGGCGAATGTGCTGGGCACCGGCCAGAACGTCGCTAACGTCTATTCGGGCACCGGCACCAATCTGGCGAACGTCTATACCGGCACGGCTCCGCAGCTCGCCAACATCTCGCTCGGCACCGGGCAGGCGCTCGGCACAGGGTTGGAAAACGCCGCGCAGGCGCGCGCGTCCGGCTATATGGGTGGCGCATCGGCGCTGTCTCAGGCGCTGGGCAATGTCGGGCAGAACGCGTTGGCTTATAGCATGATGGATCGTTTTGCGCCGCAGGGAGCACAGTATGCTGGCATGGGTCAGTTGCCCGGCGTCTATCAAAGCGGTGGCGTTCTTAATTCTATATTCGGGAGATAATAATGCCCGTCCGGTATGACATAGCCGCGCAAGTTCCGCAGATGCAGGGCGGCGGCTTCGATCCTATGAACGCCTTTGCGCAAATGCAGGGGTTGAGTTACCGTCAGCAGCAGAACGCGCTCGCGGAAATGCAGTTGGCGCAGGCGCAACGTGAGACGCAACGCGAGCAGGCGCTTGCAGGATTATTTAGCCGGCAAGGATTCAATCCTTTGACACAGCAAGGATTGGCCGAGATTGCGCGCGTCGATCCGTCATATTTCAGGCAGTACATAACGCCATATGCTGGTTTTCAGGCTGAAAAAGCGCGCGAAACGGCCATCTATGGCAGCGAAGAGCGCGCTAAACAGATGCAGCCTTACGCAGTAGGGAAAGCCCAATTAGAACTTGCGGGCGAAGCCGCTAAATACCCGGGCATACAAGCTGAATCACGCAAGAAAGCTGGTGAGGCTGTTAGCGAATCAGGCAGGGCCATCCGTGAGCTTTTGCGTCCTGTCTACATGGCCCGGACGCCCGAGCAAGCTGCGGAAAGATACGCCGATGCATACTCCCAGATAAAAGAATTGGACCCCAAGGCGGCGCGGCGTCTTGGCTATCAGTATGATCCTCAAGCTGTTGAGGATTATATTATTGGCCCCGAAGAGTTTAAAGAAGCTCGTAAGCCAATGATTGTAGAGCCCGGCAAACTTGTTACTATGCCTTCTGGTCGCCCGGGCGAAACGCCGCGCGCAGTGGAGCCTCAATTTTCGCCTAACGCTATGGCCACCAACCAACCCGCCATGAATATGTTGGCGCAACAGGGGCGTATGCCCCCGAGCGCGGATATGTCTGCGCCGGAAGTTGATCCGATTGTTGCCAAGGCGATTCGTAAACATGCGGCGCTTGCGCAGTTGCCACCCGGCCCCGCGCGCGAAACAGCAGGCGCGCGCATGGATTTGCGCGACACATTGGATCAAATTGACGCTAATTTTGGCGCATTGGCGGAAGCCGGCGGTATTCCACGGGCAGGCGCGTCGTCGGCAGAGAATTGGAAAGCCGCGTTTAAGAAAAGCCAGACTGGTCAGGCTATTGGCGGACTGAGCGATAGCGAAACAAACGCGCAACTTGCGTCATTGCGCACTGCTGCTGCGGTTCTTAAAGCTCAACTTCGTAAGGGTCTTGAAATGGGTATTACCCAGATGGACGCCGTCAAGGAGATGGAAAAATTAGACGCGGCCTTTTTAAATCCTGATAAAGTCAAGGGGCTTAGTGAAGCCTATGGCTCAATACAGGTGCTGCGTAGAATGATTGGAGCCGAAGGCGGAACGACAGCCCCCAAAACGCGGGGCAAAGCTGGTGAAGCGCCAAAACCCATGGGCGAGGCCATTGACTTTGGGGGCTTGAAAGACTGATGGACGTTCGGCTTCCCAACGGAACAATCATCAAGAATGTGCCGGACGGCACGACCAAGTCTCAGCTTATCTCTAAGCTGAAGGCTAATGGTTATGATGTCAGTGAGCTAGAAGCCGCCGCCAAGCCCGCGCCCGAAGTCACGGGCGAAGTCGGCTTTCTGGAAGATTTGCGTAAGAGCCCGGCTGTCGCCAAGCTGGCGAATGTTGCGGAACGTATCGCGCCGTCGCCTGAAGAAGTCACGGCGGGTATCGGCGAAGCAATAGCAAACATACCTGAGAGCGCCGTTGAAAACATTCTGGCCGCTGGCGGAACGGCATATGATCTGGCCGAATTGGCCATGACGCCAAGCCGATACGGCGAAGCGGCGCAGAAAGCGGCTGGTGCAATATCGGCTATACCCGGCGCTATTTATGGCGCACTTACATCGCCGGTCGAAACTATAGAGCAGACGGCGGCTTTCGCTCGCAAAAACCCCGTCGGCGCGGTCGCAGTTCTTTCTGGTGTTACTAGCGGCGCAGGCGCGCTTATGCCGGCGGGACGTAAGTTATTCTCGGCTGGCGGATTGGAAATCGGTGCGCCGGAACTGTCCGCTATATCGCGGGCTACCAATCCGTTGGCTATGCCCGGCGCGCTGGCGCAGGGTGCGTATCGTGTCGGCCAAGAGTTTGTCTCCCCAGTATTCACGCAAGCCGGCGCTGAGCGCGCTGCGGCCAATAAACTGCTTGAGTCCGTTATGGGCCGCCCGCAAGACGTTACGGCGGCGCTGCGTACAGAGCCCCCTAGCTTGATGGGTGGCGTCCCGGCCGCTGAACGGCTTGCGGCGGCGGGGCAGTATGAGCCTGTGCTGGCTACTATGGAGGCTGATTTATCGACGGCCCTGACGCAAGGCGGGCGCGAGGCGCTAATTGCCAGACAGCAGCGTTTGGCCGGTATTCAACAGCAGATAACGGCTATTGACGAGCAACTTAAAGTTCAGGGCCGGGCGATGTCGCCTGAAGCGCAGGCGCAGCTCAGTGCTGTGCGAAGCGATTTGCTAAGGGCGCGTGCGGCTGAACTGAGCGCCATAGAGGCCCAGCAAGCGCAGGGCGCTGCGCGTATGCCCGCTACCGGGCAGATTGCGCCGGGTGAAGCCTTGGCGGCGCGGGCGGGCGAAGTCCGCGAAGCGTTCCGTAAAGAGCGCATCACACCGCTCTACGAAGAGGCATTCAAGTCTGCGGGTAACGTCACAATACCCACACGCCAGCTCATACAGACCGCCGAAGACATTTTGGGTAGCCGTCTCGCTGACGTGCCTGTTGGCGTTGCGGCGCGAACTATTCGCGATCTTACTCGTCTGGAGCGCGGGGCTACGCTGCGGGAACTCGATCGGGTCCGTAAGTCCGTAAACAAAGATATTGCGGCGGCGCAGGCTACCGGCAAAGATCTTAGCGATCTGCATGTATTGCACGATGCCATTGACCAAGCTGTTGAAATGAGCCGTGTTCCGACGCGCGCCAAGATTGAATACGCGAACGCTCTAAACACATATCGGACAGAGTTTGTCCCCCGGTTTCGGACGGGCGTCGCGGCCGATATACTGCGCACGACCAAGAAAAATCAGCGCGGTATCCTCCCAAGCGGCACCGTAGCCAAATTTTTGGCCAATGAGGATAACGCCGCGCAATTTGCCGCGACGTTCGGGAACGACGCTGTTGCGCGAACGGCGATAGAATCCGGCATTCAGGATCTGGCGCGGCTAGAGGCTATAGACCCAACAACATACGCTGTGCGGCCGGAAGCGCTGGATAAGTTTCTGTTCAGCAACGCCCGTAAATTTGAACTTATGGGTGTTGACGGCGAAACTATCCTAGGCCCGATCCGCGAAGAAGCGCGTATGCTTGAACGTGGCTACGCCGAACTTAGCAAAGAACTGGCTTTTGCTGAAGGGGTCAAGACACCGCAAGCTTTGGTGGATATACTACTAAAAGATCCGGCGGCTATGGACGCCACGCGGCGGCGGCTTACTGATACCGGTAGATCCGCGCTCACCAAAGAAATTGTCGACCGTGGTATTCGGTTGCTAAACGACCGTAAACCCGAAGAAGTCCTAAATTATCTTGATAAGAACAAAAGCAGCATCCGTATGGTGCTGGATCAACCGTATTTTGACCGGCTAAAAGATTTGGCTGAAAATCAGCGCGCGTTGATGGAAGTTGAGAAGCGCGCGCAACGCCCCTCGCCGTCGAACCTTACTGTTGATTTGTCGAAAGTTCCGCAAGACAGGCTCACGGATCTTCGTCTATTAGCAAATGAAGTGCAACGAATCGAAGACGCTGAAAAGATGATGAAGTTACGCCCGTCAGAGGATGTGACAAAAGCCGGAGCGCCCGAAATAGAAACGGCGCGGCGCGGATTGCGCGGGCTTCTGGACCGCCGCGCGACTGTCATGGAAAAAGTTATGGGCGTTCTTAGCGATTTCGCCAATCGCAAGACAGCGGCTGTGCTTACAGATGCACTAACAAGAGACCCCGCTAAAGCTGCCGACTTGATAGAACGCGCTATTTTACGGCAGAATAAACCAGCATCCCCGCCGGAAACACGCGCACGCGGATTGCGCCGGGTAGGTGTAACGGGCGCTCTGGCCGCGCCTAATATGATGGCTCCTGAAAACCAGAACGCGATGGCGAGGCGATGACGAGCGAAACACAGATCTTCTTTGACGTGGCCGTGGCCGTCATCGGCGCGCTGGGCGGCTGGATTCTCAACACGGTCTGGACGGCCGTGAAGGAACTTCAGAAAGCTGACAAGGAGCTGGCCGAAAAGGTCGGTGAGATCGAGGTGCTGGTCGCCGGGCGCTACGTCACCCGGGAAGAGTTCAATAGCACGCTCTCACAGGTGTTTGCCAAGCTCGACACAATCCGCGATCTAATCGCTATGAAGGCTGACCGATGAATCTGGCTGTCTTCTTCGACGAGGTCCGCAACAGCCTGTTCGGTGGCAAGCTGACGCAGGATCAGGTTGTCGGGATGGAGAACATCATCAACTACCGCGATGACAACTATCGCGGTGTCACGGACGATCAGCTCGCCTATATGCTCGCCACGGTCAAGTGGGAGACGGCGCACACAATGCAGCCGATCAAGGAGTATGGCTCGCAGGCGTATCTGCGGTCCAAGCCCTACTTCCCCTATTACGGGCGAGGGCTCGTCCAGCTTACGTGGAAGGCCAACTACGAGCGCTACAAGATCGCCAACACGCCCGAGAAGGCGCTGGAGTGGCCGACATCGCTCTTCGTGATGTTCGACGGCATGACCAAGGGTATTTTTACCGGCAAGAAATTATCCGACTATATTGCAGACGGCCGACGCGACTACGTGAACGCGCGCCGTATCATCAACGGCACCGACCGCGCCAAAGAGATCGCGGCCATAGCGGACGACTATCGCGACGCTATCATCAAGGCTCAAGACGCCGTCGAGCCGCCCCCTCCCCCTGACGATCTGCAAGCCCGTTTCGACGCCATGCTCATTGTGGCTCTCCAGACCAACCCCCAAGTTCAGGAGTTGGTTCGGCAACTCAAAGAGGACTAGTTCAATGATTAGCAGCCCCTACACCACCATCTCCGGCGTTCTCGCGCTCGCGACCGTCCTCTGGCACGCGTGGCAGACGAAGACGGTCAACTGGGAAGATCTTCAGAACGCTCTGGTCGGGCTCGGCCTGCTGGCCGCCAAGGACTGGAACGTGACCGGCGGCACCAAGAGCAACTGAAAGCGACAGGCCGAAATTGCCAAACCCAAAACTACGGAAGAGACTGCTGCTGATCTTGACGCTGGTCGGTTCTAGCGGCTGTCAGTCGACGAGCGGGGGTTGCCCTCCGCTCGTAAACTATACTGTCGATCAGCAATTACGCGCCGCGCGTGAACTGCGAAGTCTCCCGAAGGGAAGTCAGCTCGCTCAGTTTGTCACTGACTACGGGAAGTTTCGCAGCGCGTGTCGGCTTTGACGCCTTGGCGGGCTTGCGGTCAGCCTTCTTCTGATAGGCAATCGCTTCCGATCCCTGCTTCGACATGATGTAGTCCTCGGCGAAGGTCGCCGCGAACATCTCATAATTCATCGCGTCAACATGGCTGTCGAGGTGATTCGGTGACGCAAACGCACGCGCATTCTTCACGCACGCCATAATGACGGCGATCTCGTAAGGATGGAAGTCGCGCCCGAGGCGCAGACTGGCGAGGTCAGAGATCAACTGGAAGTTGTCTTCGATTCCGCCTCT